AGAAAAAGATAATTTAGAGCCTTTGTTATCCAGGACTAGAGAAAAAAGTATGCGACTATCTCTAGCTTGTGCTCTTGCTAAAAATCCTGACGCTAAGGAGATTGACGCAGAAGTAACTGAATGGTGTATAGATTACGTAAGATATTATGATTTATTATTTATAGAAGCATGTAGAGATAAAGTTGCTTCGTCAGCAACTGAGTCTAAAATAAAACAGGTTTTATCTTTTATAAGATCGAGAGGAGAAGAAGGTATATCAAAAAGAGAAGTTGATAGGCATGAACTGTTCAGAAGTATGAAGACATACGAAGTGAAAGAAATAATAGAGAGATTGAAAAACGCAGGCGAAATACAAGAAATGGATTTAAGGGTGGGGGGTAAAGGTAGGCCTACAAAAAGATTTGTTGCGGTAGATCCTAATTATTATGAAGATTAATAAGAAAGCTATGAGAGAGGCAATATTCGATACTGCTTTGGGTTTGCCTATAAATTGGTTTTTTGCATACATAACTATAGTTGTGTTAATGTTATTTGGTATAAATAGTGCTTTGATGATATCTATAGCGCAAGTTGTAGTTCTTACTATTTTAGCTTTGATAAGAAAATATTTAGTGAGAATATATTTTAAACAAGGAGAAGACTATGAGGACACCAAGTCTTGAAACTAGAGAGGATCAAAAAAGAGAAGAACGTATAGCGGGTTATTTGGAAGGAGCTTGGCACGTTACTTGTCATAAATTACCAACTTCTTATGCGCTCGATTACTGGATAGAGTCAAAAGAAAAATGTTATTGGTGTGAAGTAAAAGTTAGAACTTTTTCAATAGAAAAATACGATACATTAATTTTATCTATGGCAAAGTTAAGAAAAGGTGCAAGCTACGCTAGATCTACAAATATACCTTTCATAATAGTTTACGCCATGACAGACGGTCTTTATTATCATGAGTGGGATCCAAATCACTTATACGATATCAGAATGAATTTATCACAAGATCCTAAATATGATGAAGACAATGAGCCATACGTTCACATACCTGTGAATATGTTAAAATGTATTTCAGACAAACCGCTTGGTCTTGATAGGAACGAAATAGGTTTTTAATGAGCAAAATAACCGAATCAGTAATTGGTGTAGCAGATAAAGTATTAAGTAAATTTGTTACAGACAAAAATCTTAAATTACAGTTAGAACACGAACTTAAAACAGAACTACATAAGGCTAATTTAGCTCAAATAGAAGTAAATAAAGAACAAGCAAAACATTCATCAATATTCGTATCAGGAGCTAGACCTGCAATAATGTGGGTAGCTTGTTTTGGGCTATTGTGGTCATATTTTTTAGCCCCTATTTTAAATTGGATAATTATCGTAAGTGGGAGTCAAGTGCCTTTACCTGAAATACAAACTGAAGGATTACTTACCCTAACCCTATCACTTTTGGGACTTGGCGGTATGAGAACTTATGAAAAAATGAAAGGCGTAGCTAGAAACTCAATGAACGATTAAGTTCTTAGAATAGGACCAAACCCTAGTTGTCTTTCTCTTTCTAATGTAGGCAAGGCATCTTGCCCTAATATGTCTACAGGATCTATTTCTGGCAGATCAACTTGTCCGACTGGTAAAGGCAGCTGTTGTCTACCAGTAGGAATTAAATTTTGTATTTGTCCTGCTCCTTGGCCTAAAATTCCAGTAGCTTGATCATCTAAAGTTGTGGCGTCTAACTGTTCTTCAACTTCTTTAGAAATATCCTCAGCAACACCAGATACTGCTAAACCTGTTTGTCTTACCCCACCAATTAATAAAGCTCTTTGGAATATTTCTATTAATTGAACAACCGCAGATTTATCTGTTCTTGCCATAAGTTTTAAGATAGTAGGGTTTTGAAAAGCTGAACGTAAAACTCCCAACCCTATCAATGTACCCCATACGGCTGGATTGAAAGCATTAATAGCTATACCTGCAGCTACAAGTGTTCCGGCTGCACCTCCTCGTCCAACTTCTTTTCTTGTTAAAAGCTCCATAGTTTTGCCAAAGTTTTTAAGACCTTGTGCTACTTCTGTGCCAAACATTTCAAACAAAGTTTCGTCACCATATGATTTTAAAATATTGTTAAATTTATCGGCTTGGAAAAGTTTTACAATATCACCTTGTTTTGTAATACCATCAAAATCTACTGCTCTTTGCAAAATCTTATTCATAGCATTATTTTGAATAGCCACAAATTTTTCTGGACCTAAAAGTGCTTTTACCTCTGCAATATTAGAAGCCCCTTGTGGCGTAAATATTTTACCAACAACTTCTTCTGTTGTTGCCTCTGGAAGTCTAGATATAATTGCGTTACCTTCAAATCTTGCTGTTTCTGATTTTGCTTTGGCTATATTTCTTAAACCTTCTATAAATGATTTACCTGATGAAATTTTTGTTAATCCTCTTTCAGAGGTTTCAAGATTTAATATTAATTCTTCTATGTCACCAGGTTTTAAATTAGGTTTTACCTCATTTATCTGACGTAATGCCGCTAAAAAGTTATCAGAATTAAAACCGCTTACAGTTTCATCACCAAATAAAGCTCTTAACTTACCTGGACTTTTTGCGTCAAATCTTGTAAATATTGCAGCAAATTTAGAAAAATCTATAGTATTTGTTGAGTAATCATACGCGTCATAAAATGCCTCAGAAATTAATTTTTTCTTTAAAGAGTTTCTTAGCTTTAATTCGTTGTCTGCTTTAAATCCTTTTGGCCTCACCTCTTTGATATAGTCGTCGTACATTTTGACCGCTTTAAACATATCTTCTAGCTGTTCTCTGTTACCACCTTTGAATATTTTGGTATAAGCTTCGTCTGGAGATAATGTTCCATATTTAGCGTTTGACAAGGTAGCACTTTGTATTATTTTGTCATCAAAATTCTCTAATACATCTCGTGAAAATTTATTTGCACTTTTTAAAAGGTGTATAGCACTACCTAGTTGTTTAGCGTCTGCCGGTGAAATTTTGGTTTTAACAGCTAACTGTTCAGCATCACCCAAAATCGATAATAACCCAGGTCTATTGATCCCACCCGTTAATTCATCACCAAAGCCTAAAATTTCTGTAACTTCGTTGACAACTTTTTTCAAAGGTGACTCTCTAGTGAAACTTGCTGTCAAAGCTTTTAGATCAGATAAAGTATTTCTTATTTGCACTAAATTTAATGAATCTGCTTCTAAAGGTTTTCCTTCTTTAAGATTTTTTGCTAAAGTTGCGCTTTTAGCCGCTAGATTTTCTTGTATTCCTTTTAATAGTTGTATAGCGTTGGCTCCAGCTTCTTTATCGTCAGCACCAAAAATGAATCCTAGTCTTTCGTTTTCAAATTTATCCAAAGTTGCCTTTATATCGTCTGATGCTTTTTTGAAAACATTTTCATTAATATCTCCAAGTATTTGTGGTCTTATACTTCTTAATGCAGTATCGGCTTGTTGGAATTTTTCAAACTGTTGCTGCTTTAATCCGCTTCTAGCATCAAATAAAGCCTCTTTTATAACCTGTCCTGTATCACCTGGATCTATTTTTTCTGGCAATATGCCGCCAGGTCCATAAATTCTTTGATCAGTTAAATCTTTTATTAAATCGTCAAATAATTTTTCAACACTTTGTATTGAATCTATCTCAGAATTATTAAGGGCAGCTATTCTGTCTCTTACCAAATCATCTAATTCACTTTTTTGTGCTGAAGTCATAAAAGTTCTATCGCCATAATTTTTTATAATTTTAGCTAAATCTTCGCCATCTATTTTTTCTTTATTCAAACGGCCAAATAATTCAGCTAAGGATCTTGTTAAATATTTTTTTGTTTCTTCTGTCCTTTTGGAACCAAAAACTAATTCAGCGGTTGACTGTCCTCTACCCACCAAAGATCTACCTAAGTTAGCTTGTGAAGGTAAGCCTCTTTCCTGAAATATTGTAACTTTACCTGCTTTTATAGCGTCAACGATTTGTTTTTCTGTGGCTTCTTTTCCTAAACTTGCGTCTAGTTTCATGATATCGTCCAAATTACGCCCCTGTATAGCCTGTCTAAGTAATCTTATATTGTCATGAGGTGGTTGCTTGCCTAATAGCATGCCATAAGCAACTCCTAAACCTTCTCCGATACCCTGACCTATTGCCCCTAACCCAAACTCAAATTTTAAAAGATCTGCTATCTCTTGTTTATTTTGTAATTGTAGGCCTTGTTCGACCTCTATAGCTTCTTCTACACCTTTACCAGCTGCAGTACCTATACCACTTGCTAAAATTCTGGAAAGTCTATCACCACCATTAAAAAATTTCATCAACCTTGTCACGCCCCCAATCAAACGCGCTTGTGGTGTAAGAAAAGCTATAGCGCCTAATATAGGACCAACGACTCCAGACATATCTGCAAAGTCATATTTATTAAAACCAAAAGATCTTTCATCAATGACTACGTTTTTACCTACTCTGCTGCCGTCTTTCAAAGTTAGATACTCAGGTTTTATACCTAATTTCAATAATCCTGCAGGTGTAGCTGCTAGTTGGAGGTCGCTAGTGTAAGTAAAGCCATCTTCACCCAATATTTTTTCGGCTACATTTTCTCTTTCTCTTGGGTTTTCAGCAGTTCCTAATTTATATCTTAAATCTACATCCTTAACACCTGTTTCATAATCAAATAGAAGCTCCTCTATGCCCGGTAGAGCAGCAAGCTTACCATCTCTTGCTCTGTTAACTGACTGGATTTGTTCTCTGACTATAGCTCTAGCCTGTTCCGGAGTATCTGCTTCAACTCGAACTTTATTAGCGTCTGTTATGTTTACTTCATATATTGGCATATTATTACAAGTCTATAGCTATTACTGTATTGATATCTTTTTGATCTAAAATTGGTTTTGAAAAATCGCTTGCAGCTAAAATTTTATCTATTATGGTTTTTTTACCTAAAAGATATTCTTGACCAAATTGACCTGCGGCAGGTTGAGCTAAAGCTGATGAACTTAATCTGACGTCGCTTTGATGTTTTAATGCGCTATCTAACAACTGTTGTCTAGAGTTTTTAAGCTTTTTGAGTATTTCTCCACGTGTTGAAGTTAAATCCAATTTACCAAATACTTGATCAACAATTTGTCTGTCTAAATTAGAAATTGTTCTACCTGACTCGTTCAGAATCTCTCTAATGCTTCTATTTTTTAAAACATCAATTAAATTTTTAATTTTTGTGGCGCTAGTAGCATCTCTTCCCTCTGCTCCTACTGCTGCTAAAAATTGGTCTTGTAATCTGTTTAAAGCTCCAGGTATGCCTGTAACAGCCTCTCCAGTTTTTCCAGCTTCTTCAAATAAACGTATTGCATCATCAATTAAAAAGACAGCTGCTTGATTACCTTCAAAGTCTTTTATAGATTGATTTAATTTATCACCTCTTTTTGCTACTGACTCAATATCGCTGAATTTCATTTCTTTGCCAAGCGCCCCAGCACTTTTAATAAGTAATTCTTCTTGGAATTTTTGTTTAGCCAGTTCACGCGCTGCTTCTTCTTTAGCAAATGCAGCAGCACCTTTAGCTAATCCTGCTCCCATAGTGCCTTGTTCAACTAATTGTGAGCCTATATTTCTAATAGCACGTAAAAACTTATCACTACTAAATACATCTAGCCCTAATTTTTTTGCAGCTATTGCTGTATCAAAACCCTTGTCTATGTCTTCTTTTTTTGTAAAGCCAGTTTTCTCGCCAGAATCAACAATGGCTTCTTCAAGATCTGCTTTATCATTATCTTCTTCTACATTTATTTCTTCCTCAGGGCTTTCTGAGATTATTTCTTCGAGATCTTCTGTCTCTACTTCTGCATCTGGGACTGGAGGAGTTTCACCCTCGTCTAATTGCTCTAGCTCAACAGTAATGGGATCACTTCCAACTACTATTAAATCAAGTTCCTCTACAGATTTACCCCTTCTTAATCTGCCGCTCAGGTCTTGTTGAAGGGGATTCTCTTCATCTGGAAAATATTCTGACTCTATTACTATCTTCGGATTTAATTTTTGTAATAAAGGTAATTTTTTAAAATCTTCTCTAGATATGTATTCTTTTTTAAAAGGATCACCAGCACGACCGAATAAAGGGTTTAAAATACGTTCTGGCAAAGTCGCAATATCTAAACCTATTCTTTCTACAGCTACTAAACCAGGAGAAACAAAGTCTTGAAAACCTGAGTCAAAGGATAGATAGTCTGGTAACATTTCCCCGAATTTAAAAGTTTCAGGATTGACGTCAGAAGCTTCAGACCTTTCAAAAGCTACCCTATCTCTAATTATTCTTCTTAAACCTTGTCCATACTCTACCTCTGGATTTTGTATTAATGCGGCTAATGTGTTCCTGTCTATTTTAGACAAAGAATTTAGGAACGTATCAGGATTTATATCAAATATTTGACCAGTTGAGCTACGATATTGAAAAGGATCAAGTGTAGTCTCCACGACTTCTTCTACAGGAATGTTGTCTTGATTTAATTCTTCAATACTATCCTCTATTGTTGTGTCTAAATTTGAAAAATCTGGTCCAAAACCACTAGGCGGTAGAACATCATCAAACGGATCTTCAAAAGGATTAGTAAACATAGGATTACCCTGCACAAATCCTCCATTAAACATTTTTCTTTTTAATATTTCTTTCATTAGTTTCCGTATGTTTTCGGGTTTACTAGCCCAGAATATAAACTTAGTCCTGCACCTAAACCTCCAGCTGCAGGGTCTGTAGGCAACCCATATGCACTACCTATTTTGGTGCTTGCTTGTTGATAGCCAGGCAAGAGACTACCTACCTGTCCTAAGACTGATAAAGGTCTATCCATTTGTTTTCTTTGCTGTTCAAATTGTCTTGCTAGTTGTGTATCTAATATGCCTCTTTGTACTTGTCCTAGCCCCATCAGTTCTCTTCTTTCTTTTTGCGCAAGATCTTGTCTTTCTCTACCTAGAGCACCTATATCTCTACCATAAGCAGCTAGATTTTGCCCTATACTTCTAGCAAGCTGTGATCTTTGTCCACCTACATTTAACAGATCTTGTCCAAAACCTCTTCTTGCTTCTAGTTCTCTTGCCCCTAATCCAGATTCAAAACTTGCAGCTCTTTCTAATCCACCTCTTCGGAACTCTGATTCTCTTTGCGCTTGTCCTAAAGCTTGTTGGAAACCTCCAGATCTTATGCCAGCTAGTGCTTCACCTAACCCTTTTCCAAGAGCTCTCTGACGTTCGGCAGCTGTTAGTCTGGCTCTAGATCCGAAGGCGGATTCGCCTCCTGCTTGTATATCTCTTGCTCTTTGTTCTATATCTCTAATTTCACCTGCACGTAAAACATCATCTATTGTTCTTTGTACAACTTGCTCTTCAAAAGGATTAAAAAAAGCACCTGCTGATCTTGGATCAAAACCCACTAAACTTGCTCTTTGAAACTCTCTTGCTGATGGGCCTGTTTGTCCAAGAGACTGTAATAGACTGCCAAGACCTGTACCAAATTGCTGCTCTGCTCTGGAAAAATATGGTTGCATTAGAGCACCACCAGCACGCTCCAAACCAACTGCCTCTTCTATTGCTCTTTGTTGTTGTTGTAAAAACGGCTCAAATCCACCTAAACCGGCTACAGATCTATCTATAGCAGTCTGTTCTAATGGTGTTAAGCCTGCGGTTTGTTGTAACGGTATTTGTTGTTGTATTGCTGATGCAGCTGCTTGTTGAAGCTGATTAAAAAATCCAGGTGTGTCCTCTGTACCAAAGTATAAGGAACGCACTAATGGGTCGCTGATTACCTCTGATACTTCTTGTTGGCCTAAAACAGGTCTAATTGGAGCTGGCCCTGTATCTACTGCAGGAACTGGGTCTGTTACGACCTCTGAGCCAGATTCTTCTCCTTCTGGCTCACCTGAGCCTGGGACTACATCTCCTGCCATACCTAAGTCAACATCAGCATCTGGAAATTGTGGCTGTAAATCATCTGGTCTAAAATCTGGTATATCACCTGGTAAAGTATTTAATACAGGTTCTCCAGTATCTAAATTAATAGGTAAAGGCATAACTTGTGCCTGCGGCATGCCTGGAGCCGCGATAGGCATAGGCGGTTGATAAAGTCGCTCACCATTTGGACCTAAAAAAAATCGTCCGCCAGGGTCTAATCCCTCTGGTAAAAACCGTTGTACATTTGGGCCAAAATCTATATTACGTCCTCTCATGCTACTCCTTCAAAATATTTCATTAATTTCATCATGTTTTTTGCACCTCTTTGTCTGTCTGGTTCTAGTGCTGGTGATAACTCCATAATACCACCTTTTTTCTTTTTCATTTGCATGCTACCTGCACCTAAGTTTGCCTTAGCAGTCATAACAAATTCACCGTCTGACAACATAGCCGGTATATCATCTGATGTTCCAGTACCAGGTCCGATAGACTCACCACCTGATCTCATATCTAAAACATCTCCACCCTCTGCATATTCTAACGCTTCATCTGTGTCCATTATTCCGCCTTTTGCTTTTCCTAATTTTTTTGTATTTTTTACATATTTAACTGCCAATTCAAATATTTCTGGATGATTATCATAAGCTGTTCTTAAGGGCATTTTGAAAGGTGCATTTGGATCTGGTTCGTTAACAGGTTTACCAGTTTCTACATATACCGCTCTGTCTGATAAATCATCTTTTATTTGTCCTTTTCTTACAGCTTCAACATACGCATCAAAATCTCTGTCAGGTATGTCCTCTAAACTTCTCATGACTTTCCCGAATATGCTTTGCTGTCTTATAGCCGCATTAGATTCTTCTAGAATTAAACCGTCTGGGCTTATTAGCAATTCAAATGATTTTTTCTTAGCTGGACCACCTTCGGCATAATCTGATTCACCAACAACAGCACCACCTTTTGCAAAAGCATTTATTTGTGGTCTGGGGTTATTAAAACCGCCCCCTAGTCCTAAGTCAAAACCGCCCTGCCCAAATGTTTGTACTGGTGCTAAATCTTTTCTTATTCCTGCTCTAACGTCTTGCATGCCTCCTTGTCTTTCTCGTAATGCTTTTTCTGTTAATTCACCATATCTTTTTGCTAATAAGGCTAATGTAGGATCTATTCCTGTAACACTTTTAATACCTTCTCTTACATTACCTAAAGACCCAAATATACCGCCTCCCTTTGGATCAAGACCAAATAAATCATCTAAAATGTCGAACTTCCTACCGCTAGGTGTTTGAAAAATACCGGAGGATCTTAGTTGATTTACTGGTACTGGTCTACCATCTTTACCCATAACTGTTGGCACTAAAGATTGTAAAGGTTGAATTTGGCCTGATTCATACATAAGTTGTTTGTACAAATCTGGTTGAAATTCTTGTATTCTTTTTAAATCATCCGGCGATAAATTATTTAAATAGTTTTGTGCTTTTTCTCTTTGTTCTTTTGTGACTGCATAATTAAATTCGCTAGTCTCTTCTTGTTGAGCCATTTGTTGTTGTTGACCCATCCCAAAAAGATCTCTGCCTAAATTTTTAAAGATACCTCTTTTATCTTCGCCCGGTAACACATATTCTTTTATACTGCTGAAAGTGTCACCAATAGATCCTGTACCTCCACTCAGTTGAGCTAAACTGCCGCTTTTTCCGAAAACTTTTGGACCTGTAAATAAACTTATAGCATCACCAATACCACCTTCTCCTGTTACTATACGGCCTGCTGCTCTAGCTTTGGAATAAATATTAGCTGGAGCCTGCCAAGGACCAGGTACAAATTTTGCTATTTCTGCAACAGGATCTAAAACTCTTCTTACTTTTTTGAAGAATTTACCTATTTTCTTTTTAAATTTTTTGAGAAAAAACTCAGGTAATCCTGTTTGTGGATTTATGGAATTTAGTTCGTTGCCAACTATAAGTTCATTTAAAAGAGTGTCTTCTTTTTTTAAAGCTTTTTGTACGGCTGTTTTAAGACTAGGATATTTGCCTAAAAAATCGGCAGGCAAAACTACTTCGCCAGGAGTTAAATGTGCTAACTCTGTATCTCCGAATCTACCCTTATTTTTTAAACTTTCTATACCTTGCATATTATGTAATTGTAACTGTTACGCTGCCTAACGAGCTTGTCGCACTTAATCCTGTAGGATAGGTACGGTGACTTGTTAGGTCAATAAATTGTGTTCCGTCGAACATCTGCAATACTTCTGTAGTTGTATTGAATATTAGCGTGCCAGCTTCAAGTTGGGCTGTATCACGTTCGGTTTGATTTAATTGTAACGTAAAAGTAGGGTCAAAACCACCTAGATTGATTTCTAATATTCTTACCAAACGGTTAAAAATTTCTACAGATACTTGATCGCCAGTAGCTATTGGAAGTCTTGTTGGTAATAACTTAGCCATCTATATGAAAATTTTGTATTAAAATCTCTACAGCATTTAATTTATCTTTTGCACTCGCTAATTTCTCTACCTCTACATCTAAAGATTGAACTATGTCAGAATGTTCTCCTATACCAACTGGACTAATCTCGTAAGCCAAAATATTTGCTTCATGTACGGCTATATCGCCGATATATTTTTTTCTTAATGCTTCTAATAAACTTACTTCTGGGTGCATTATCTTCTTCCGTCTTGTCTAATATCTAGTCTAGTCGCTCCTAATCTCCAACCAACACCATTATTACCACTATCTCCATCATTAGACGCTATTCTTATAACAGCCTGTCTCCCTCTACCTCTAATGTGTGATTGTTGAGTATTTGCGTCTACGGTAGATGTGGCTACTGTAGATAAGCTGTCGCCAGGGAAGTTTCGCACTTTTGTAACAAAATTTACATTACCCTCTTCTGATGACAAAAATTTAACATCTGGTATTATTTTTTTGATAAAGATAAAGTTTTCACCATCCCCTATATCAAAGTCAGAAGATTCTATAAATACGCCAGTCATTTCGCTGCCATCATCATTAAAACCAAATTCATGTTCAAAAAGACTATTACTACCAACAGCCTGTGGGAAGGGCTCTACTCCAGAGTCTAACCATACAGTTCTAACCAGTTGACCATAATACCAAGCTTTTTCTTCGTAGTTGTAAATAACATATCTGTCTATTTCTTGCGAAGTTGCGGATGGATAAAACCAGCCTATTTCGTTTTCTTTTGTGTTTGTGAAAGCGGTTACTTTGTAGGCTTGCTCGCTGTTAAAATTAGAGAAAACAAAATTTAAAACACTACAAGGTATTTTTTGTACTGTCCCGTTGTATACATAAAAATTATCGTATGACATAAAATATACACCATTAGGTCCTGTAACTGCTGCGTTTGGACCTACTAATCCTGTAGCTTCGTTTATTAAATTTAGTGCAAAAGTAAAAGGTGGTCCAACAAACTGCATGCTGTAAACAGAGGTATCTGTAAAAATTACTGTTTCTTGTCTTGATTTAACAGCACCAACTATAGTAGATCCAGAAGAAAGCCGTACTGAGCCTGCGGTATTATCAATTTTTGGCTCGAACTCTAGTTCGTTTTCTTGATCTGAAAATGCTACAAACATAGGATCTACTGAGCCAGTTCTTGCAGTACCTGAAGCATTTAATGGATCAGCGCCCAAAACAATAAGGTGTCTGTCGATTTCTGATGTAATAACTTGTAATGCTTTTGTTGGCACTAGATTTGCACCTGTAATACCTGATAGTTCTACTGCTCTAGTGCTTAATCCGCCACTTTCTAACCATCTAAATATACCGCCCGTTCTTGCGTTAATGATTAAATTTTCACCAAAATTATCATGTGACCATAATCTAAGTTGGTTTGTTTCTGATAAAGCCGCTGACGAACCATAAGTGCCTTCACCCCATCCATTAGCTCCCCAACCAGTAGATGAAACATAAAAATCTAGTCCTACATTTATTTGATAAGCTCCTACCACACTTGAGCCACCATTACCCGTATCGGAAGAATTAGCAGTTACAGTAGAGCCAGATGTATCTTTAGCCGTAATTTTATATGAATTTGCATTTACTATCGTATCAATTTGGTATTCTTGATTCAGGACTGCGGCAACAATATTACCACCTAATGACGTAGCCCCACTAAAAGTTACAAAATCATTTTTTACTGCTCCATGTGCGGTATCTGTAACTGTTAATTCAGAAGATCCGTTAGACGCACTAAAAGTTACATCTCCTGCAGAGGTGGTTAGTCTAATCGGAGTAACATCATTTATTGTGGTGCCTTCTTTTATTAAATATTTAAGATGTGTGCCTATACCTAAATACTTACTACCTTCTAACGATATCCAATTATGTAAAGCTCTTGCGGTGCCTGTTATAGATGAATTAGTAGTTTTACGCCATCCACCAAATTTTTCAGGTCTTCCTGCTCTAAATCTAATTAAATTACAATCAAACCAGCCCCCTTCATTATCGTAAGCAGTACCTTCTCTATTAATGCCTGGCCTAAATATATATTTTTGTATACTCATGTTTTTAATGTATCAATAATAGTTATAGAGCGTCTTAAAGATTTAAGAGTATCTACTTCTTTTAAATATTCTACCTTTTTCTGATATGTTTTTCCTAATTTAT